AATGGGTACTGACGCGTTTTTTCTTTGACACCCATTTTTTGTTTCCCTATAATCTTTTCCGCAGTAGTCTGTCTAGAGAGTAGTCTATTATTGACTATCTCTGATGGCTACTGCTATTCTTTTTTCTGTAGCCATCCACGCTAGACTGCCTACCGTACGCATCATCCAGGGATTCTCTGATGGACCATACTGCCTGCTCTGCGTGTCCCTCACCCAGACACGCAGGGTGGAGAGCCTATGCCGCTTACCGCCCGTCAACGCCGCTTTATCGACGAATACCTCGTCGACCTGAACGCCTCACAAGCGGCCTTGCGTGCTGGGTATGCTCCTCGCACTGCCCCATCCATGGGGCACGAAAACCTACAGAAACCAGAAATACAGTTGGCCATTACTGCGCGGCAACAGGGGCTCGCAGAGGGGCATGCCATCACCCCCGAACGTGTCATCCAGGAACTTGCCCTCGTCGCCTTCGCCAACATGGCCGACTATGCCGCATGGGATAGCTCCGGCGTGACGCTCAAAGCCTCGAACGCTCTGACAGCAGCGCAGACCCGTGTGGTCGGAGAAGTCTCACAGACCACCAGTAAGGACGGCGGCACCGTGCGCTTCAAGCTGCACTCCAAAGTCGCCGCATTGGCCCACCTCGGCAAACACCTGGGCCTGTTTCCAGATAAGGTGCAAATCGAGATCTTTACGAAGCTTCAGCAGGTGCGCGCCATGACTGATGTCGACCTGGAAGCCCTGATTGCGGAGGCGCAGTCCTATGCCAATGCTGCTCGATGAACCGCGTATTCTTGGCCTTGCCGCTCATGTGGAATTGACCAGGCGGCAAAGACAGCGCCAGATGCTCGCCCTGTTTCCCGATACTGGTGCCTATGCGCGCGAGTTGTATCCCAAGCATCTGGAGTTTTTTCGGGCAGGTGGCACTCATCGAGACCGCTTGTTCATCGCGGCCAATCGCGTTGGTAAAACGATTGGTGGATGCTTCGAAGATAGCCTGCATCTCACAGGCCTCTACGATACCTATGCGCCCTGGTGGGAGGGACGCCGGTTCACGACGCCTGTGCGTGGCTGGGTATGGGGTGATTCTGACGAGAAAATCAAAGAGACGGTGCAGGAAATTCTTCTGGGGCCGCCGAACGATTGGGGCACGGGCCTCATCCCCGGCGAGCACATCACCAAAATCGAGCGGGCCGCGAGTCCCATCAAGGATGTGGTCGATACCGTGCAGGTCCGTCATGCCAGTGGCGGCGTCTCCCGCCTGCAATTCAAATCGTATGCCCAGGGACGCAAGGCGGCCGAAGGCACCTTCCAGCACTTTATTCATGGCGATGAGGAAATGCCCCTCGACATCAAAACAGAATGCCTCTTGCGCACGATGAGCACGGGAGACCAGCCCCCCGGCTTCTTCATGCTGACCTTTACGCCCCTCCAGGGACTCTCAGAGACGGTGCTCTCGTATATGCCGGATGGTCAACTGCCCGAGGGGCCGCAAGACGGCGAGCAATACGTGGTCAATGCCGAATGGGATGATGTGCCGCATCTGTCGGAGAGCGAACGGACCTCCCTGCTGGCACTCATTCCGCCCTATCAGCGCGACGCGCGGACACGTGGTATCCCCATTCTGGGCGCTGGTGCCATCTACCCCGTGCCGGAAGACGATTACCTGGTGGACCCCTTCGAGATCCCGAAACACTGGCGGCGGGCCTATGCGCTCGATGTGGGATGGAAACGGACCGCGGCCGTGTGGGGCGCACTGGACCCGGAGCAGGATCGCTGGACGCTGTATCACGAACATTATGGATCGCATGCGGAGCCAAGCATTCACGCCAGAGCCATTCAGGCTCCAGGCACATGGATACGCGGGGTGATTGATCCAGCAGCCCGTGGGCGTTCGCAGGAGGATGGGAAGCAACTCATTGAGACGTACCGGGACTTAGGGCTTGAGGTGACGGCCGCGATCAATGCGGTCGAGACAGGGCTGTATCAGGTGTGGGAACGGCTCTCAACCGGCCGCCTCAAAGTCTTCCGCACATTGAGTAACTGGCGCAAGGAATGCCGGTTGTATCACAGGGATGAGCAGGGCCGCATTGTGAAGGCGAACGATCATCTGATGGATTGCAGCCGCTACCTGGTGATGAATGGCGCCGAGGTGGCCCAGGCGCAGCCCGTCGGCCAGACGGCGTACTTCACGCTGCCGGCACTGCCACAGGGTGCCGGCTGGCAGGCCGGATAGGAGGATGTGTGGCTGCCCCCTTTGTCCTCGTCAACGAAGACCATCGACCGCGACACGTGGTGGGCTGCTGGTGTGGTGCGAGCGAAGGCCCGCAGCATGGGCCGTATGCGCCCGACGGAGGCCGTTAGCCCATGGCTACTGCCGCTCACGCTGCGCACGCCCTACGCCAGGATACGTACGATTACCTCGATCCGCAGGATGACCGTGACTTGCTTGCGTCCGCCCGGCAGCGCTTCAAGGAGGCATTAGAGGCGACACAGGAGGACCGTGACCAGCAGGACGCCGCAGCCCGCTTCAGATCTGGTGAGCAGTGGACGACCGCGGCGAAGGCGGCGCGGAATACCCCCGGCCAATCACGGCCCTGTTTTACCATCCCCTTACAAAGTGTCTATGTGCGCCAGGTGGTGAACGCCTGGCGCCAATCCCCCCAGGCGATGCGCGTACGGCCCAAAGCCGGCCCGGCGTCCGTCGAGACGGCGCAGGTGATCGAGGGCATGGTGCGCGACATCGAGCAGCAATCACAGGCGCAGATCGCTTACGTGACCGCGCTCGATCAGGCGGTCGGCCAGGGCGAGGGCTATTTCCGCCTGCACTACGACTATGCCGACCCGGACAGCTTCCGTCAGGTGATTCGCATCCTCGCCATTCCCAATCGCCAGTGCGTGGTGCTCGATGCCGCGGCCCGGCACCCATGCGGCCTCGATGCGGAATTCGGGTTTATCCTGGAAAACCTCTCGTGGTCACGCTTCTGCTACACCTATAACGTCGACCCCGGCGAGCTCGAACTCTGGCACGTGCAGGAGAATACGGCGCCCTGGCTCACCGCCACGACGGTGCAAGTGGCCGAGTACTTCTACCGCGTCTGGGAGCCTGACACGCTGCAACGCCTTCAGGACGGGCGTATCGTGCGCAAGTCCGCGATCGGCGACTTCTTTGCGGAGTTTGTCGTTGACGAACGCGAGACCCAGATCCCGTGTGTGTACTGGGCGAAGATGACCGGCATGCATGTGCTGGAAAAGACGAAGTGGCTGGGACAGTATATTCCGCTCATCCGCGTCCCTGGAGACGTCAGTATGATTGAGGGCAAGGTGCGCCACACCGGCATGGTGCAGCCCTCGATGGATGCGCAATCCTCGTATAACTACTTCGTCTCTGCTCAGACTGAAGCCATCGCCATGGCCCCCAAAGCGCCGTTCCGCGTCACGCCGCAGCAGGTGCAAGGCTTTGAGCAGTACTGGAACGCCGCCAACAACGCCAACCTGCCCTATCTGCTGTGGAACCCGCAGACTATTGGCACCACGCTGGTGCCCCCACCTGAGCGCATGACGGCGGAACCACCGGTCCAGGCCATTAGCCAGGCACGGCTGATGGCCGCCAGCGATATTCAGAGCACCCTGGGCATGTTCAGCGCGTCTATCGGCGAGCCCTCGAACGAAAAATCAGGCGTGGCGATTCAGGAGCGGCGCGGCGAATCGAATCAGACAACCGCCAACTATCCGGCCAACATGGGGTGGGCGCTGGAGACGTGTGGCATCCAGGTGATCGATCTCATCAAAGCCCTCTACGATACGCCGCAGACGGTGCGCACGCTGGCCATGGACGGAGAAGCCAAGCCGGTGCCGGTGAACCAGCCGTTCCAGGGGCCGGACGGGCAGCCGAAGGCGCACTACCTGGCGCGTGGTGAGTACGAGGTGTACGCGGACAGTGGACCGTCGTATACGAGTCAGCGCGAGATGGCCGCAGAGAGATTGGGTGAGCTGGGGAAGGTGCTGCCACCGGAGCTGTTGCCCTTAGTCGCGGACTTGTGGGTGGGCAGCCTGGACATCCCATACTCGCAAGAGCTGGCGGCGCGTCTCAAGACGATCGTCCCTGCCGAGGCGCTGGCGGCCACAAAAGACGACAATCCACAGACGCAGATGGCCATGCTCCAGAACCAGCTGCAACAGCTCCAGCAGCAGATGCAGGCCATGCAGCAACAGTTGCAGGATGCCACGCAGCAGAGCCAGGTCGCGACCCAGCAACTGGCGCTCACTGAGCAGCAGGTTGCCACGCTGCACACCCGCCTGGCGGATAAGAGCGAGGAGAATCAGCTCAAAGCCCAAGAGAACAAGCAGGACTATGACATTGCCATGCTGAAGCTCAGGCTGGAGGAACGCAAGATGCTCCTGGAGTTGCAGCGCCAGACCATCATGCCTGAGAACCAGGTTGCGTAGAAGGACACGCCTATGCCCATCGAAATGTACGGCAGTGACGAAGCCGGCCACTTGATGCTGATGCCCGACCCGACCCCCGAGCGCCCGCCTGATGCCACGGCCCCGCCCGAAGGCGAGCCGCCCCTGCCTGGTGCGGACGCGGCAGCGGCGGTGGACACGGCCCCAGACCCCTCGCCGCCTCCGCCGGATGACCTCGCCGCGCTGCGCCGTTTGATCGAGGAGCGCGAGCAGGCGCGGGCCGTGCAGGACGCCAGGCGCGATGCGCAGTTTGAGACGATGACGCGCGTGTTTTCCGGGGCCGCACCCGAGTTGCCCCAGGCGCCCGCACAGCCGACCGGCCCGCCACAAGCCGAGCAGTTCGCCAGCCACGAAGACTATGTGATGGCGGCAGCCCGCTACGGGGCACAGCAAGAGTTCCAGGCGCGCGATCAGCAGACCGCGCAGCAGCGTCAGCAGGACCAGCAGATACGCTTTCAGCAGGACCTGATGCAGCGGGAACAGACGTTCAAAGCCGAGCATTCTGATTTTGATACGGTGGTCCGTGGGGGCTTAGCCGGCAAGGTGTCGCCTATCCTCCAACAAGCCCTCATGATCGTGCCGGATGGTCCGGCAGTGGCCTATGCGTTGGCGCGGCAACCGGACCTGGTGCAGCGCCTGAACCAGATGCCCCCACCGCTGGTGCTCGTGGAGTTGGGGCGCCTGTCTCCCCCATCCGTTGGCACATCCCCACCATCGGGAGGTTCGCCAGGGCAGGGCCCGCCATCCACTGAGGTGCAGGGCGGTGCAGGGAGGCCGAAGCCACCACCACTGAGGCCGCTGTCGGGGACGGGCGTGGCACCCGTCGGCGGATACAGGGATGACATGTCTATGCCCGAGTATCGGCAGTGGAAAAAACAGAACAATCTTTAGAAAGGCGGGAAGCCTTGGCTGATTCGTCTCAGTACCTCAACATTAGCATGGTCACAAAAGAGTCCTTAGATACGCTGCTCAACAGCACGCAATTTATCAAATGTATCAATACCGAATATCGCCGCGAGTTTGCCCAGAGTGGGGCCAAGATTAGCTACAAGCTCCAGGTCCGCAAGCCCATCCCCTGGGTGGTTGAAGAGGGCGACGGCTTTAACGATCGGCCCTTTATCGAGGAATGGGTCGACCTGGAGATTACGAAGCACCAGCACTGTGATATGTCGTTTGGCATGGTCGAGCAGACGCTCAATATCATGGATTATTCCAAGCGCTACGTGCGCCCGCGCGTTTCCGAACTCGGCAATGCCATGGATGACGGCGCGATGGCCCTGACGTATTGGCAGGTCGCCAACTCCCTGGGGCCGGGGACCGTGGCCTTACCCGATACCCCGAACACGTGGGATACATACGCCTACGCCAAGGCCCTGCTGGATCAATATGCCACCCCGAAAAGTGACCGCTACGTACTAGTGTCGTCGTGGGAGCAATCGGGCATCGTGATTGACAACAAGGCCCTATTTAACCAACAAAGCGCCATTGCGGACCAGTATGAGTCTGGCGACATGTGGAAAACGCTCGGCGCGCGCTGGCACATGGACCAGAACATGCCCATCCACACCACCGGCCCTCGCGGCGGCACGCCGGTGGTGGACGGCAACGGCCAGACCGGGGGCCAACTCCGCGTGCGTGGCTTTACGGCAGCGGTCGGGCTGCGCCTCAGGCGCGGTGATACGTTTCAGCTTGCCGTGCCCACGACCGGGCCAGGCGTATACGGTGTCAACCCGCGCAACAAGCGGACGGTGGGTCGCTACCAGGATTTTACCTGCATGGCTGACGTATACAGCGACGTGGCTGGCGTGGCAGTGATCCCGATCAGCCCGCCGATTATCCTCGGCCCTGACCCGCGCCAGACGGTGGATGTGGTTCCGGTGGATGGCTGGGCCCTGGCCTTGCGGGGCGCGGCTAATACGCAGTATGCGCAAAACCTCTTTTTTCAGCGTGACGCTTTTACATTGGCGAGTGTCGATTTTGAGCCGCCCCAGGGGGAGGTCAAGTGGTCGCGCGCGGTCGATCCAGAGGCGGGGATCACGGTGCAAGGGGCCGTGCAGTTCGATATCAGAGCGTACAAGAATTTGTCGCGCTTAGACGACCTGTGGGGCGCCACCGCCCTCAGGCCCGAGTGCTGCGTGCGCGTGTGGAGCAAGGCCAATATTGTCATACCATGATAATTGATAGACGTTTATTCAATGTGTATAATACAGCATGGTTCCTTGCCTGTCAAGCACAAGGAGGTCCTATGCTGTCGAAGACACTGTGTACGTTCCCCGGTTGTACGAAGTATATTCTCTACAGTGGCCTGTGCCGTGGGCATATCGAACAACAGAGGATGGGGAAGGATCTCACGCCGCTCCGTCAGCGGTATGCGAGCATGGCGCCGGAGATTAGGTTGAAGAAGTATGTTCGACAAGGGCATGCACTTGGCTGCTGGGAGTGGACAGGCGCGGTGCAAGCGCCTGGCTATGGCTGCTTTTCTCTTGATGGAGAGCCGATGTTAGCGCACCGGGCTTCATGGCTGCTTTTCAAGGGGCCGATCCCTGCAAGCGAAGAGCGCACGCTCTCGGTGCTCCACCACTGCGATAACAAGCTGTGCGTTAACCCTGAGCACTTATTTCTTGGGACGCATAGCGATAATGCCGTCGATTTTCACCGTAAGGGCTTCTCCGGTCTCAACGTCAAATTGACGCCGTTTGTCGTGACCAGCATCAGGAACTCCTGTGAACCTTCACGCGTGCTGGCTGAGCGCTATGGTGTCCACAAAAAGACGATCGACCGCATCAGGAATGGGCACGCGTGGACCTTTGTGCCACGAGACCCGAACCGTCAGCCTAGAGAGACACGACCCTTCACGGCAGAGGAAGTGCTTGAGATACGCCGTCTCTATAAGGCAGGGCAACGACAAGCAGCTATTGCCCGTCAATTTGGCCGCAACGCATCGTTAGTGCAACGTATTGTCCGTCGTACAACCTGGAAGATGCTTCCAGAGGAGTAAGAGACCTGTGGCGATTCTCCAAATAGATTCCGACCTGTTATCCCTGACGCCGGTGGGGACACGGAACAATCCAGCCAACCGCGCCCTCGCGGCACTCTGTTGCGATCGCTTCAGCGTTGCCGCGCTCACGGCAGCCGCCGACATCGGCAGTACGTTTCGCCTCTGCACGCTGCCGGCGAATGGACGCCTGCTACTCGCGCTCTCCAAGATCCACTCGACTGCGGCTGGCGCGGGCGCCTTACTGACGCTGGGCTATGCCTCGTACCGGGGGTCAAACGGCGAGGTGGTTCCAGCAGCTCCGGCCTTTTTTGGTACGGCATTCAGCGTGGTCGCAGCTGGGAAGGCGTTTCTCGATACCATGACGGGGGCGGTAGAAGAGTGGGACGTGCCCACGAACGTGGTGCTGACCGCATCCGTCACCGGGGCGCAACTTCCCATCGGCTTTAGTTTTGGCGGGACCATTGTCTACTCGGCGGCTTTTATCGGCTAACCTGGAGGAGGTATCGCGATGTCTGCACAACACGTCCCAACGGTGCGCTATCATCCGAGTGAACCACCACGCTCGGTGGAGACGGCCGAGGAGTTAGAAGCCCTCGGTCCCGTCTGGCAGGACCATCCGTACACGCCAGAAGAAGTGGCGGCCTGGGAGGCGGCTCAGGCGCAGCTCAAGGGCGAGGGCGACACGCCGAAGGACGAGGGCGATACGCCCACACCGCGCTCTCGGCGCTGAGAAGAGGCCCTATGCCCGACGTCTCTGCCCGCGCGCTCTGCGAGGGCGCGCTCGAACTGATCGGGGTCGCCTCTGCCGAGCAGCCTATCCCTGCGGTGATGGCGGAGCGTGCGCTCCAGACACTCAATACGATGCTTGACGCCTGGGCCATCGAGCGTGTGCTGACGTACACCAGGCCCAAGCTGGCGCTACCCCTCGTGCCAGGCCGGGGCACCTACACCTGGGGGGTCTCGACGCCACCTGCCGATATCCCGAGTGAGCCACCCGTGCGTCTGGAGCTGTGTCTGCTTCAGGTCCCCCACAATGGCCCTGGCGGCGTGACGCAGGAATGGCCCCTCCAGGTCCTGACGCAGCACCAGTACGAAGCAGGCATCTGGATGAAGCAGCTCCAATCCTCGTATCCGCAGTATGTCTACCTGGAACAGTCGCAACCTGTCGCAAACCTGCGCGTCTGGCCCGTGTCCGAGCTGCCCTACACGCTCCAGCTCTTTCCCTGGCAAGCGTCCGCCCCGTATGCGCACTTCAACCACGTGTTGCCGTGGCCCAACGGCTATCAGCTGGCATTTGAGTACAACCTGGCTGTGCTCCTGGCGCCGCGCTACGGCGCGCAGGTGTCCCCGGATATACGCCAGGTGGCCGAGGAGAGTAAGAGGCTTCTCGGCAACGTGAACGCACAGGTGGGCAGACTGACGAGCGACGTCGGCGGGTGTCTGCAGCAGTCGGATATTCCAGTGGTGGACCTCCAAGCCTTCCTGCGGTTTTAGGAGAGAGCCATGCCCCTTACCCCCGTACAACTTGTTGGCGGCTCGTATACGTCCCGCGCACGCTCGCTGGATATGTCGCAATCGGTAAATGTTTATATAGAACCATCAAGCGACAAGAAGCGCGGGACCCTGATCGGCACGCCAGGGTTGCGCCTGTGGACCACGCTTACCGATCGGCCCGTGCGTGGGCTCTACACCGCCTCGGGCTCTCGCGTGTTCGCCGTGGCTGGCCGCACGTTCTACGAGCTGTTCCCCAACCAGACGGCGCTCGCGAGGGGCACACTCATCACCACGGCTGGCATCGTCGTCTTTGCCGATGACGGGCAGCATGTGGTGCTGGTCGATGGCCAGAAGGGCTATCTGTTCGACCTGGCAGCGTCCATGTTCGCCGTCATCACCGATGCAGACTGGAAGCCAGCCAGCCATGTCGCCTATTTGAACGGCGTGATGATCTTCAACGAGCTCGGCACAGGGCGCTTCTTCTGGAGTCAGATACTCGACCCTGGCAACCTCGATGCCCTCGACTTTGCCAGCGCGGAAGCCCGCCCTGATCCGCTCGTGGGCCTGAAGGTGTCCCACGGCGAGCTGATCCTGCTTGGCTCCACCAGCGTCGAATGGTGGGTGCCCACGGGGAATTTCCTGGCGCCCTTTCAACGCTTGCCTGGCGCGGTCATCGACATCGGGTGCTACAGTGGGCACTCGATTCGTATGTTCAAAGATACCGTCGGCTGGCTCGCCTCAGACCCGTCGGGCGGCTTTGCCGTAATGGTGGCTGAGGGCTACAAGCCACGCAAAGTCTCGACCGACGCCCTCGAATCCGCCTTCACGCAGTGGGCGAATCTGCCGCACGCGACGGCCATGACCTACACGCAAGACGCGCACCCCTTTTACCTGCTCAATGCGCCAGCCCAGCAGACCAGCGTGTGCTTTGACGGGGAAACAGGGGTCTGGCATGACCGCGCCTGGCTGGCGGAGGACGGGAGCTTTGAGCGCTGGCGCGGGGAAGTCAACACGTTTGGCTTCCAGCGCCATCTGGTCGGGGATTTCGAGGACGGCAGGATTTACGATATGCGCCTCGACCACTACTTCGATGACGAGCGGGCCATCCTGCGTGTACGCCGCATGCCCAGCGTGGAAGCCATGCAGCAACGCCTGCGCCATAGCCTGTTTCGCTTGCGCCTGGACGCGGGCGTGGGCTTAGACGGTGGCGCCATCCCCGGCATGGACCCGCAGATGCGTCTGCGGTGGAGCGATGATGACGGCTCGTATTGGTCGCGAGAACTCTGGCGCAGTGCGGGCAGGATTGGAGCGACTGGTCAGGTGGTTGAATGGCGGCAGCTAGGGCAATCGCGGCAGCGGTCGTATGAGCTGCGGTGTAGCGATCCGGTACCCGTGCGCTGGACAGATGCGTGGGTGGAGGTAAGCTGATGAAGACGCAACCAGACGAGGAATTGTGGCAAGCGTGTGAGCGCGAAGGATTGATGCTCGCTCGTGCTTTTGAACGACGCATGGCCGAAATTGACGCGCCTCTCCATGAGGCTTTGTCTGTCATGGGGATGATGGTTGCGCGTATCTGTGCTGGAAGCGCCAGCCACAATATTACCCAGGCCAATAAGCTGTTTCGCACCTTACAAGCAGGAATGAGCATCGCTCTCCCAGCGCTCTGCAATGGGGAGCAGGAACGCTGACATGGCTGAAACCCTCACACCACCCCCGATCCAGCACCCCATTGCTGAATCTCCCTCTGGGCTAACGCCCCGTGTCTGGGCGCGGTACTTTCAGTCCGTTCGCGATCATGTCATGGCTGGCGGCGGTGGCACAGAAGGTCCTCCAGGTCCGCAGGGGGAACAGGGGGAGCCCGGCCCGCCAGGGCCAGAAGGACCCCAGGGGGAGCCTGGAACCACAGGTGCGACTGGTCCGACCGGTGCGACAGGCGCTCAAGGGCCGCAAGGCATCCAGGGCATTCAGGGGCCAGCGGGTGTGCCGAGCTACACGGAGGGGACCTTTACGGCGACGGCGACGGGCATGACCGCGAGTGTGACGGGGACGGGTGCCTATGCCAGAGCGGGGAACCTGGTGCAAATCCTGCTCCCTGATCTCAGCGGCACGAGCAATGCCACGACGCTCACGGTCACCGGCATTCCAGCGGCGCTGACGCCAACGCGCACGGTGCGGACGTGGGCCGCGCTCTCCGACAACGGCGTGTTTCTGACCGGGGTGGCGCGCATGAACGCCGGGGTCACGACGGTGACGCTGTTCACGAGCCTGGCGGGCGCGGGCTTTGTGGCCTCGGGCACCAAAGGCGTCTTTAGCTTGGGGCTTCAGTATCCGCTGGTGTAACAGAAATGGGCTTCATGGCCAACGTCGGTGTCATCGCTACGTATCCATTATTAGAGCATGAAAGGTTGGACAGGCATGGGAGCTGAGCGCTTGCCTTTTTTGCTGTTACACGATTGGCAAGCACCGATAACGTTAGAGAGGGTGTGGTTGCCACCATTCACGAGGGCCAAAATATGGTCTTGAGTTAGGTGCCCTCTACATCGTTTGTCGCAGTAATAGCAGCGATGACGTTGCGATTCCTGAATCATCATCCATTGATCGTGGGTGAGGTCATTGATGGATGCAGAGGCTTTGCGTGCACGATGTCGCGCTGTTTTCTCTTTGATCTTCTCAGGATACCGTTGCTTATAGAG